ACTTTAACAATCCTTTCCCTAATAACAGCCGTTTAGCTATTGGCTCATATACTTGGGGTAACGGAAAAATACCTAAGAGACTCAAAGAATATCTTATTGAAAACCATTTACAGCTTTATGGAAAAGAAATTTTTATATTTGGGAGTGGTAATTCAGTTTATCCTAAATTCTGTGGGGCAGTTGACGGAATAAAGAAAATTTGTTTGGATTGTGGCGCTGATGTCATAGCTGCTTTTAAATTTGAACAGCGATTCAATCAACAAAAATTAACTGAACAAGAATTATATAATTTAATAGGCAGCATCAAATATTGGAGTCGTTAACGGCTCCTTTTTTATTTAATTTTTTATTGAAGTAATTTACGTTTTCATTCGGCCAGATAAAATAATAAAGATTTTCAGAAGGGAGAGCTAATTATGTTTATTATTCACCTTTTACTTTTACTTATTTATTTAGCCATTCCTAGTGTATTGATTCAGTTTGGCATATCACGAATCTTCAATTACGAGATTGATTTCTGGGGTCTTTACTTTATCTTTATTGCACTATATTTCTTAAGAAGTGTGTTTAAAGAATGACTAGAGGAAATATTATCTTTGTAAGAAGAAAAGGTATCCTTTCTAAACTGATTAGGTTATTTGATCATCGAGGAAAGTTTAGTCATGTGGCCATTACTGTATCTGATACTGAAATTCTTGAAGCCGATATAAATATTGTTTCAAGAGTTAAAAAGTTTAATTCCAAAGAATATTCTTATTATGAGATTCTCGATTTAGGATTGAGTTCAGAACAACAGGAAAAAGTTGTTGAGATTAGCAAAGCGTATATAGGCAAGAAATATGACTATGCACAAATTTTTGGTTATATCATTAAAAACCTATTCCACCTCAAAGGAAAGAATTTATTCAACAATCCCAACAATTTAATTTGCTCGGAGTTAGTGTTTAATGTTCTAGATCACCTTGGAATTACTAATGATCTTGGGATCACCGGTGAGGTAAGAGGAATTGATCTAACTCCAAATGAACTATATGATCTCCTCAAATATTTATCTAAAAGCATTGAAACGAGCCAAACCTAAAAAGTTTGGCTTTTTAAACACGAACATATGTACGTTATATTCCAGATATTGTATAATTTAAATGTAAGAGATAAATAACTTTAAGGAGAGAGACACAAATGCTCAACTACGCAACTTTAAAGCCAGGAGAATTGATTAATTTTAAGGAGGGCGAGGGCAGCACTTATGATCTTCTAAAGAAAGAAATCCAAGGAACTCTTGCTTTGACAAGCATTGAGGAGTTAGACGTGTGGTACGACGATGGATTTCTTTTAAAGGAAAAGCCCTCAATGCCATCCCTTATTATAAAAAACACCCCAAATCCATCTATCACCGATTGGGATGTAGTGATCTGTGGGAATATTATGTTTGCTTCAAGTAATGAAGACGGAGATACAATCAGTCTTACCGAGGAAGCCACAAAGATATTAAGCAAGTTTAAACTGGCTTTGTTAGGAACCAACCCTGTTTGGGTTTATCACAATTATGAAGTGAAACAGTCATAATTCAACTTTAATCGACCGATTTAACCTAAGAAAATAACAATCTCTTGCTATGATTCTACCGACCCCATCTTATGAGAATCATAGCAGTGTATGTATGCTATATGGTTATGACAAAAATCTCGACATTATTCCGTTGTCGGGGTTTTTTATACATAAAATTCTTATTTTATAATTGTTTTGTTTAATGCTTAGGATAGAATAATATTGAACATAAACAGAAATGAGGAGAATGAATGGCCGAGCAAGTTAATGAAATGTTTGTCTATGAATACCAACACTTAGATGACTTATCATTTATTAAGCCGATTGAAGAGCACTTTAAGGATAGTCCAAATGAAGGTCCAAATGAAGAATTTATTGATGAATTGAAACAATTGTTTCGTAGTTGTGGCTGGGAAGGTGATGGTCAGCTAGGAGTAATATGGTTGCCACCTTTTGTTGAAATAGGGCATGAAGATACTTGGGGCAATTATATTTATCATGTTAAACAATATAACAATGGCATATCATTTTTAGCCTCAAGTTACCAACTTCCTTTTGCAAGGCTCTTATCACAGAACGAAATCGAATTAGACTCAGTAAAATACATGATGCCATTAAGAACTCCTAATTATTTTAATGAAACGCTAAATATTATAGAACCTAATGTTG